CAAACTCAGCTTGGCTGCCTAAGTAACCAGCCGCACCGGCCATAAGAGCCCCTCCAGCAGGGGAGTTCATGAACCCGTAAGCACTGCTAGCAAGGCCGGTCCAATTAATGCCACCAGCACCGTCTCCTCCGGAACCCTCGCCGTAGTCGTAACTGCCCATGTTATCGAACCAACTACTAGAAGGGCTGCTGTTGTTATTAGCCCAATACCAGTCCGACACATTCCATCCGGACGTGTCGTTGCCTCCATCAAACCATCCCATAATTAAGGCCCTCCGGGAATGCCGTAGTTTGGAATCATGTAGCCATTATTGGCGGGCTGGGCGCTATTACCTTGCTGCGGATAATATCCGCCATAGTATCCGCTATACGGATTGGGGCTGTAGTCGTAGAGGCCGCTAGTTCCACCATACGGGCTAGTGTAGTAGTCAGTGTTTTCGTACCAGTTACTTGTCGGCTGACCGGCATTGGTAGCGAAGCCGAATAGATTGTCGTAGTAGCTATTAGCCCCCTGCGTTGCACGATCTAGATAGCCTTGGAATGCGTCCGGGTTACCGATAGCAAACGGGTTATTCATTCCTTGCAAGTAGGCATTCTGTGTGAAAGTGTTATTACTCTGGAGCATGTTGCTGCCGAGATTGAACGCTGCCTGCCGCAACCAATCATTCTGGCCCTGCTGGCGCATATAGTCTTGGAACCCGCGATTGAGTCCAGCTTGTGCACCCTCATACTGCAGACGGTTCATGCCGAGGTTGTACTGAGTATCGGCATTGTAATTAGAAGCGCCAGCTCCTATGCGAGCCTGCAATAGCTGATTCAAATATTCCTGATTCTGGCCTGCCGCTGCGGCATACGCTGCAGCATCTTGCTGAGCAATCGGCAATCCGGCTTGAATGGCAGCGCCTTGCGCATTGCCAGCTGCTATGGAACTGTTCAGCAGCCCCCTCCCATTGGCAGCATTCGCAGCTTGTTGCCTAGCTTGCTGTATGTAGGGGCTGTTAGAAGCAAGCAGCCCCGTGAGCTGATTGCTTGTCAGTTCGTTCGGCTGTACCTCTCGTACATAGGCGCTATTTCCCGCCCCGCCCGCATTCGAGAATCCTTGCGGGAGATGGCTGTATGTACCGACATAGGAATTACTGCCGGTGTTATAAGTCGAGTTAGGCATTATACATCTCCCTTGTTCTCAGTGTGTTGCACGAGAACTGCCTGCATTACGAATGGCGGGCTCACCGCCGCATTTACTGGATCACTTACGCCCGCGGGCTGACTATCTGTAGCATACGACATGAACCGCATAGAGAAGCCGCGCGCACGCGTAGCTACGTCGCCCATAGTAGTGTAGGGGGTTTGTTCTGCTTCCAGCGAAGCTGCCGTCTCCCTAGGCAGCGAGCATACTACCGCCTGCCTTCCACTGTAAGTCATAGTGGTGTTATCGTTGTAGTTCTTATCGACGTACACACTGACTGGGGCATAGCCGTAAGAAGTGCCGTGCAGCCGCAGCTTGCGTACGTTGTCGTAGTTGAACGGGCTTCCGAAGAAGTTCTGATTGCTTATAACATAGGCCGGTATTCCGTTACCATCGAAAGTCCAACTCTTGCCCAACTCGTATACGCAGTAGGAGCTGAGTGGCACTGCCCGCGAATAGTGGGACATGTGGACGTGTTCTACTCCGCTACTGTCAATCCAGCTAGCTTCCGCCCTAGGAACTAGAATGCCTTTGTAACCTTCTTCCGCATTACCGTACAGGTAGTACGCTTGTATAGTGAACATCGGCAACTGCTCGGCGCCGACAAGCGTCATTGTCAAGCAGTAGCCGTCTCCAAACACCAGCCTATATTGGTTGCTCGTTCTGTGAGCGTAGGCAACGAGGGGAGCACCTGCAGCAGCGTTCATTTGAAGTGGACTGGCTGCGCCTTGTAGGCGAGGCAAGAGCCACGGAGATACGCTGTAAGACAGTCTGCGACCTGCGAAATCGCCGTAGGCTGCCGTCTGGTCGAAGAACGAAATTCCTTTGTAGGAACAATAGATTGGGCGGCCCACATCGGCCACCGTATACTCAATCGCACCCTCGTAAGGGTTGAGGACAGACATGCTGAAGTTGTCAGCAGACGTGCCAACAAGCCCGTGCACGCTGCCTTTGCAGAAGATACCGAGAGTGGTACCTTGCATCTTAGCGAAGCCTGTAACAGGGTCGCCGGTAGAAATCTCTGTAGCGCCAGCTACGCCGTCAAAGTTGCGCGGCTCACCTACCACGGATAGCATAACGCTACCAGAGCGGTATCCCAAGGCTAGGTGATTCTGGTGGGAGGATACATGCCTCGGCATGTCTTTAGACGCATCTGGCTGCGTGTATATCTTGGTCAGATAGAACCCGTCCCAAGAAAACGCTCTATCTGCTCCACTAACTCCAAATATAGAATCGTAAGCCTCGTCGCCGTAGAAATTGTTCACTGTGAATTGATAGCGAGAATTTGCGCTTTCCAGTTTGTTACTAGGAGCCAGCCCATTGTACGCGGGCGATCCATCAAGCTTCGCAATCAGCAGGCCGTTGCCTCCCGGAGCAGTTCTGATTTCGTCTCCGCTGCTCACGTAGTTCCTAGTAGAAGGACTTACTGGCACCACTTCACTGATTTGTATATACCCAGCTGCGTCGCCATTAGCCCACTCGCCGGAAGAGACGTAATAATCTGTAATCGTAGTAGTAGCGTCGTCTGTACCATTCCAGAAATAGTAGTGATCTACTTGCGTACTGAAGTGGACGCGCAGTTCTACGTAATAGAACTTGTAAGACACATCCGGATGTTGATACGCAACATTGTTAGCGTCTACGAATGTGTTAATGTCGGCAGTCGGTATGATGCGAACGCCTATACCGCCCGCAATGGCAGTTTTCATAGTGGCAGCTGTGAGCTGCCATAAGTCATCGGTGCCCCCGAAGGTAGTCTCTGTAAACTGATTATCAGAGTTTACACCGGCACCGCCGAGATCATCTGTACCTATGGATTTGAATTGAGCCCCCGCAATAGTCGTCCCGCCACTCTGCAGCTCTATTCCGATCGTACCGTGCGCCTTAATGCCACCCGTGTTTATATTGGTGTGCTCAGTATCCCACCTATTCCATTTGACTATCAGCTCGATGCCTTCGATTACAGCGTTAGCGTCGCCAGTTATGGCGGTCAAATCGCCGAAGGAAGCCAGCTTCATGTACCCCGGAGCTGAGTTCTTCTTGGTGTATTTCAGCTTGGTGTATTTCGACAGCCCATCCCCGTGCGCAAGCGCATCTTCTTCCGTAGAACCTGCGTATGTCCAAGTATCTACCGGAGCCACTTCCGTCGGATCGGTAAATGTAACGTCTCCAGACACATTGCCAGATAACAACGGCGGCGTCTCGTACTGCGAAAATACGCCCCTATCTGGCAGACGCGGAGGTCCCCAAGCGCTACCTTGAATGAAGCTGAGAGTGTAGCCTGTGTGTATGAATGACCAATATTGAGGCAAGCCGCTGTCATCTGACTGCCAATAATTGTTGGACACATACAAGCCCGCGTATTTCGTCTTATGCGTAGCACTGACGTTGCTCAGACTAAACGCATTGGTTACGTCGCTGGGACTTCTTACGATGTCATACGAGCCTGTAGGTAGCGTATCTACCGCTACAGTGATAATGCCAGCAGCGTCAGACCCCGCCCATGTGCCTGACTCCACCTCAACTTCCAAAACCTGCGCAGTGATTGATGGTTGAGCATGGCACTTTATAGTCTCGCCAGCGTGCACCTCGGAAGAGCCCGATGAGAAGGCTACATCATACAAATCCTTTACCGCATACAGCTTATCTTTGTAACCGACAAGACCTATAATCGGATTAGCGGCTATACCCGGCAAGGTTACTATAGAGGAGATGGATTTGTACAACGAGTTCCGCGCTGTCGTTTCTTCTGCTGCCGTAGTGCCAGCAGAATAGGCCGAAGCACCAGTAGCGGTGAAGGTGCCGGAGTTAGCATTTATCGTCACCGGAGACGCGGTGCCGAGCAGATACAACAAATAACGCCACTCGTCGAAATTGACAACAGTCACAGTTACGCTGGAGCCGTCTATGGCTACTATAGTGCCGAAGGACACGCCCGTTGTAGTTTCCCCCGAGTACTCCGTGATCCACACGTCATCTCGCAGATGCAACGTGGTCCCGCCTGTAGCGACGCCGGTCAACACAGCAGTGCTGGTATAGCACAGGGACGCTAAGCTGCCACCATCGTAAGGCTCGTAGCCATGTATCCTGGTATAACCAGCTACATCCGTGCGCTCAAAATTGAGGCAGCCACTCAAGCTGCCTCCTTGCACAGACACTTTAGGCGTAATGAAATCCAGCCCGCCATCAAGCACTACTGCTTGGGGGGTATATTGGTTCTGGCTATTCGGCCCTGCCATCAATACAGCCTCTTAGGCTTAAAGTGAAACTTAGGTCGAAGCAGTGTCTGTATTGAGTTTAGGATAGTTTTATAGTTGTTCCTTCCGCGGAAAGCTACAGATGGCTGCTCGTCATACTCTCCATAATACTGAAGAGCCTTCCACATTACGATGTCTTCATACTCAGCAGGTAAACCTTTGCACACTTCGTCCAAGCCTTCTAGAGACTGAGCTTCGCGGGAATACTCGAACGTAACTGTATACGGCCTATCAGGCGCCGGGTAAAATCTCCAACGGCCCTGATTATCCTCGGTAACCAGCTTAGGTACACCCGGAGCAGTGGATGCTGCGGCATACTTCTTGTTAAACTCGTCCCATTCAACGTACTTCAGCGGCAGTTCAGACGTGACAGCCGGGGTTTCGCGAAGCACTAGCTTGAACGACGACGCATCAATGGAGCGGATGTTCTCTACGAAATCGTCTACACCCGTCTCTTCGCTCCAATCAAAAGATTTCCAGCCGTGCACATACTGTTTATCAGAAGACGGTCCATACCACTTGAACAGGCAGCTGGTATGTGGATAGTCTGCAAACCTGGAGGTCTTTAAAGTGGTAGCATTATTCCCGGACTGGAGCTTGAAATCATAAAGGCCAAAAGTGGGCTGTCGTAGAAATACCAAATATTCCTGAGCCAAAGAACCGGCTCCTGGGATCGCGCCTCTGATACGAGCATGCTGTAGAAATTCTACATCAAACCCTCCATCCACATACGAATTTATATCCTTGGTATCCACGTAATCCGCGAGGAACGGATTAGCTGCCTCCGTGAACGACAAAAGCCCATCAGTCGTCAGTGGCAGATCATCAGGGATGCAGCCAGATGCTTTCAGAGTGATACCAAGTCCTTCCACGGCCACAGACGTACCATAGCCCTGAACTTCGTATCCAGCGCCAGCATCTTTATACAGCAGATTCACGCCACACACTTCCGCCGCATCGAACAGCAGCATAGCATAGCTAGTATTACTCGGTAGCGAGTTCATCTTAGTGTATTCCGCTATGAACTCGTCGTATCCCTCGTAAATGTACAGAAACCACTGATAGGCATAGAAAGTGTCACCACTGCCGGCTTGTACGATTTTGCCCCGTACAGGCACTTCTACAACTGAACTCGTGGTGCATGTACCAGAAACGGCTGTGTACGTTACGAACTTCACACTGGAAACGTAGGCTTGCGTAGTGGCAGGCTCCCAGTCGCTCGTGTGACTAGACTCTACTGGTAACTTAATCGCCCCTGTCCCAGCTATCTTACGAGACCGGAAGTTCAGGTGGGCCTTCAGATAGGAATTGGTATTGAAATACTCCCCACC